GCTCTCTTATAAATAAACGGCATCCAAATCTATACCACGATTCTTAAACAGATCTTTCTCGAAAGTATCCATACCTTTCTTTTGAATGATTGATTTGTTATTTAACTCTCTCAGATAGTTTATGGATTCTCCACTTATCTGTTCAGTTTCTACATTGCAGAATCTTAATAGTGCATGTTCGAATTCGTACAGATTCTGAAGTCTTTGCTCGCGGGGAGTGGCTTTTTCTCTATATTGATCGTTAGAGTGGAATGGACCCTTCGCAGTGCTTAGAACACTTATATTATTTGTCTTGATTGTTAATGCTATATCTTTGAATGATAACCCTCTTATATGTAGTACTCCTCGGACAACGGCGACATGGTAAGCAAAATTTGCTGTTCCATGCCCTATGTAATAACTTCCACATAATTTAGGTTTTTTATTTTCTGCTATAGCAAATGATGCTGCGCACGATCCTACTCCAAGACCTCGGCATGCCCCATGAACTATCAAGCTGTATGCCATTGCGATTCTTCCTTTTTATTGAAGATTTAAATAATAGCAGTCTACTAAATCTATTTTTTGTGGCTATTTACTTTTGTTTCGTATAATTCGACCATGTGGGTCTCTTATAACGGAGCGATAAATGATTTTTAATGATGATACTTTACGGTATGCCAATCCAGAAAGCCACGAGATTATGCAGCGCATGGAATCTTTCTATGCTGAGGTTATCACTCATAATCAGGCGTTCTGGACAGAGGCGACCATCGATACACAGTTTCTAGCAGGCAGTCAGTCTTTCTATAATGATCTCTATGGTCCTATGTTTCCCGGTAAAAGAAAGAATTTTTACTTTAACAGGATACGCCCTATAGTAAATGGGATATCCGGTCGTCAGCGTCAACAACGCAAGACGACCATAGTTACACCAAGAGAGAATGCTGATGATATCACAGCAGATCAATTAACAAAGACTATTATGTGGGTCCATGACAATGACTCAATATATGACACTATATCAGATGCTTTTGTCGGTGCTCTTACTACTGGTCTATCTTTATTGCAAGTTTGGGTAGATTATAAAAGTGACGTTATATCGGGTGAAATACGTGTTGATTATTGCCCTTATAATTACTTCCTCTTAGATCCATATTTCATGAAAAAAGACTTCTCGGATTGTACAGCAGCATGGAAAAGATCTTTCTTACCTAAAAGAGATGTTATAAGTCTATTGCCTGAGTTTACTGATGAGATTCTTCATATACCTATTAACGGTAAAGATGGTAAATTCAACTTCAATCCTAATAGTTTCGTGCTTATGTCGAATAATCGTATGACTTATGATGAATTCTGGTACAGAGACTATAGAAGACAGACTATGCTTATCGATCCCAAGACAGGCGAAGTCATGGAATGGAAAGGCAAAAAAGAGCAATTAGATGAGTTTCTACGCGCCTATCCCGATATTTATACAACTACCACCGAAGTTCCTACTGTTAAATGTGCGATTCTCGTAGAAGGACACATGTTGGTTAATGATAACATCCTTGGAATAGATGAATTCCCATTTATACCTGTTCTGGGATACTACCATCACGAATTACCCAATCTAGCTGAACGCATCCAAGGTGTCGTCAGGGGAATGAGAGATCCACAATACCTATTCAACAGGAAAGTCGTCATAGAGGCCGATTTGATGGAATCTATGCGCGGTTCTGGTTGGATGTACCGCGAAGATGCCTTAGTTAATCCCATGGATATCTTTGAGACTGGTAATGGTAAGGGATTAGCTATCAAGAAAGGCTTTAATCTGCAAGATGCAGCTCAGCAGATCCAGCCAACTCAGATTCCTCCATCATGGCAAGAACTTAGAACGATGTTTGCCGACGAAATCCCTAAGGATGCAGGTTATAACGAAGAACTTCTAGGTGCAGCCAATGATGATATTGCAGGCGTTCTTAGTATGTTGCGCCAAGGCGCTGGATTAACTACGTTACAAATACTCTTTGACCAGCTAGATCAAAGTCAAAAGCAACTAGGCAAGATTATATTGAATCTTATTCAGACTAATTTTATGCCTGGAAAGATACAAAATATTCTTGGTAAAGATACGCAGATGTCTCCAAGTTTCCATAATCGGTTATTCGGTAAATATGACTGTGTAGTCGAAGAAGGAATGAATACTGCTACTCAGAAGCAGATGCAATTCGCTCAACTTATGGAACTAAGGAAGATCGGCGTAGCTATTCCAGATAGTATCCTGTTAGATGCAGTAACTATCGAGAAAAAGACAGAACTAATGCAAGCAATTCAGCAGCAACAACAACAACAAGCACAAATACAACAACAACAGCAGCAAGTAGCCATGGAAGAGCTAAAATCACGTTCAGAGCTAAGCAAAGCGAGAGCCAAGGCAGATACTGGCCTAGCAATAGAACGTGTCTCTAGAGTCAAGGAAAATGAGGCTTTAGCTATAGAGAGACAAGCGGCCGCTAAGAAGGATGAAGAGATAGCCTTGTTGAATATGGTAAAGGCTCTTAAAGAAATAGAACAGATAGATCTGGGTCAACTAGAAAAGTTGATCGCACTATCTCAACAATTGAGTGCACCAGTAGTAGCTGGCCAAGAGACAGCAAGCCAGCAGAATGGTAATACAGTAAACCAGCAAGCTGGCATGCCAGCATCGGAGAACATATGAAAATAGAAAGACGCCCATCGGAGCCATTTACCCAGGAACGCGAGAAGCCTATCATAGCAATCGATAGGAATATATCATCTGATCCTACATGGACAGAGAACCGCGGTAATGGCGCCCATGAATCCAATGTTAACAATCCTATGTTGGATACCAGTAAGATGTTTAATTGCTTCGCTAGAGCAATTAAACGGGATGTTATCTTGAGTGATACATTAGCCCAAAAGAATCCGTTCCATCCTGGACCTAATCCTAAGGGGATATTCGATCAAGATTTATATTAATCCCTCTATAGTTAGAGGAAAACCCTTGCTACCTAGAAATAGGCAAGCAGTAACTTAGAAAGGGCAACGATGCCTAGACACTATGCTTCTAAAGCACATGCTTCAATCATACACAACTCTGAAGAGCACAAGGCGCACAAAAAGGCAATGGGACGCTCAGGAAGTGCATTTACTATTCCTGAAGATGAATCTGCCGTAGCGATGATGCCTCAATCTGTCGTTTATAGATCGGTCGAGAATCCATATCATTCATTACCTGAGGAATATCGTTCTGATATTGAAGGTTGCGATGAGCAAATTCAAGATGATAACCGTCAGATGATGAAGGGATTCAGGCCTACAAAGGTATAATATGCCAAGCATGCCGAGAATCAATAACAAGTGTAAGAAGATAGCCTATTCGATATTGGGCGAACCTCCTGCCTTGAGTGCACGTAAGACGAAAAAAGAAAAAGAGATCGATAGATATATATTGGCAAGTTGTATACAGACTGCTTTCCGCTACCGACTCTAATGCTCGTCTATCTATATGGGCGGATAAAACCGCCCATATTTATTGTTAATCAATAAAATTCATATAGGATAAGAGCAAATTCAAGGAGTATAATGGAAAATCTATCAGAAGCAGCCTTAAAGGCATCTCTCAAGAATGATAAATTGGAGACTACGCGAGAGATAGCGGAACGATTCTATGGCGACCATGATCAATGCGTACGAGATTGTATAGATTATGGAAATAAAAACTTTATCGGTGATTTCTGGATAATGACCAGTTTTTTTAAAGATCCTATGATTCCTACTTATAATGTCATGAGAATCAAAGGAAAAGCATGTAAAGCATGCCCAACCCCTACGTGGTCGCAGAATGTAGCCCGATATATTCGATCAAAAGACGAACTTGAATGGCTCTGGTCTATTCCAAGTGTAGAAGCATGCCAATATTATCAAAACAATAAACACTATATCCCACCAAATGAGTTCTGTTTATTACAATATGTGTTAGATTTCCATAGTGGAGCATTAGATTTAGTATGTGCAAAAGAAAATAAAGAGATATGAGGGCAAAATGATTGATGACACGGAAAACATAGCCACAGAAAGTTCGGAACCCACCCCGTCAGGGTACCCTAACGAGACGATTCTCGAACCGCAAGTAGATCAACAAGCAGTTGAAAAGAAGGCAGAAGAGCTATACCAAGCTAGAAATTTTAAGATGTTGCGTGAACAAGCAGAGTCGCAGACTAGGCGCGCAGAGCAAGCCGAGCGTGAAGCCTATGCGCTTAAAATGAAATACGAGCAACAATCTGCCCCCAAGGCGCAATTCAGGAACCTGGGTGATGACGATATAGCCGAAGGTAAAGATCTTGCAGCTCAGAGGATGTATGTTGACGAGAAATATAAACAGCAACAGGATGAGATAGTAGAACTCAAGAATATGCTCACCGAATATCATATTCGTACGCAATGTCCTGACTTTGATTCGGTTGTTACAAGCGATAATTTTCAGAAACTAGCACAAGAATTCCCTGAGATTGCAGCTACGATTAATAGTTCTGCTGATACCAAATCAAAAGCTATATCTGCTTATAAATTGATCAAAAAATTAGATATCGGCAACCCACAATCTCAAATCGATAGGGAACTCGTGGCAAAAAATCTAAACAAACCTAAACCAAGTAATGCTCTTCCTAAGTCGGATAGTGACCTTACAAGAGCAAATGCCTTCGAAAAAGGGCTAACAGACTCAGAAAAAGAGGCTAAATATAAACAAATGAGAGCAGCAGCATCTCAGTATGTCCCTAGCCAAGGATAATTTTTTTCATCTTTACTCCATGAGAGAGCCAGTCATGTGACTGGCTTTTTCTTTGCCTAAAAAACTAAAAAAAGCGAGAGATCGAGTTTTGTGATATAGCACAATTATTGTTGCCCCGCTATTTGTGGTAACGAAATAGGAATTTTTCCTACTTTTCCTACTTGCTTGACTTGTATATATCTCGTTTCATGTTCTAAGCTTTTATTAACGTGTATTTTGAGGCCGTTCCTCGTAGACGTACATAGCGGTGTCGTCCCCGCAGGCGTGTCTTGGAGAAGTCGCCAACTCCAGTTCAATATAATGTCTTCTTAATAGGACAAACTATGCCTATTACAACTACTAGCACGATGCCACCTGCAATACAGGCGTCATTCGATCAAGCTATTCTTAGTACACCTACTAGGAACTTTATTTATAATATCTGCGCTGAACGTCGTCGCATGCCGAAGAACGGGGGCGATACGATCAGATTCAAGAGATATACGCAGCTTCCTGCGGCCCTGGCTCCACTTGGAAATAGTGGGATTACACCACCTAGCAGCAACCTTACAGCTGTTTATGTGGATGCAAAAATGTCATTCTATGGATCATGGATTGG